ATTGCGGTCTCACGGTGACCGGCACCGTGATCGACGCCAGGTAGGCGCCGGTCTCCCGGTCGCGTGCATCCAGCACGGCCGGGACGTTCTCGACGCGGACGATGTCCGCGGGGCGTTGGGTCAACAGGTGGTGGGCGGCGGCGGCCAGCACGTCGCGGGCCTCGGTGCGCCCCGCCGCCATTGCGGTCAACCTCAACACGATGCGCAGCAGATCCCGGCCGGCCAGCCACGGCCCGCCGGTCACCGCCGCGCCGCCGTCATCGGCGACCAGCAGCACCGGGGAGCCGTCCTCGGGGACGAACCCGGCATCGACGTGCAGGGTGGCCGTCCAGTCCGCATGATTCTGCGCCCAGTCGGCGGCGATCGAGTCCTTGAGCGCCTTAGCCGGATCGGGTTGGGTCACGGTGCGCCCGGGGAGATTCCGGCCGCCGACGCGGCTTTGGTGGCCACACCGTCGCGGGCCTGGGCGTCAGCAGCGACCACGATGCCGACCACTTTTCGGTCGGTGACGTATTCGTCGACCCGGACCAACTGGTCGTCGTCGATGTTCGCCGCGATCGCCGCCGCCGCCGCCTTCAGCGGGGCGTCAACGGTTTTCAGGATGCGGCCGATGTTCTTGGAGTTCCGGCGGAACCCTGCGCGGCGGGCCATCAGGCGGCCCTGCCGGTGCGCAGCCGGGCCAGCACCGCCACACCGCCCCGGTTGCCGCCGCGCTGGGAGCGCCACACCTGCACCATCGCCACGCACGGCTCGCCGCGCACGGTGATGATGTCGCCGGTGCGGACCACCGACTCGGTGGCCACCCACGCATCCCCGGTGTACACGGTCAGCGGCAGATACACGGTGAAGTTCACGTCCACCAGGTCGGCGCCGACCCCGTAGCGGATCAGGGTGTTACCCGGTGCGATCTCGATCGGGGTGAGCTGCACCGGGGTGCCGCGGGTAACCGGGTCACCGTCGGAGTCCAAACCCGGGGAGGCGGGAGTCACGGTCACCGTCTCGGTCACGGGGCGCGCTCCAAACGGTAGGAGTCCAGCACGTGCCGTTCGATGCCCGTCCACACGGCATCGGTGCCGCCGGCGGGTTCGGAGTATTGGAAGGGGCCGATGACGCGGGGTGCGTCGGTGGCCTCCTGAGAGAAGGCGCCGCGGTCGATCGCCGCCAGCACCGCGGACTCGAAGTCGGCGGCCGTAGCGTAGCCATGCGAGATCCGCACGGTGATCCCCCCCAGCGCGGTGGTCCACATCGTGCCGTTGTTCTTGCGGACCAGGCCGCGCGCCGACCAGGACAGCCCGGACACATCCAGGGCCACCGAGTCCTCGCTGGCCAAACTGAGGGCGCTCATCTGCAGGGTGGGCAGGATCAAGGTGAACCCGCCCGGCCCGTCCAACGTCAGATCGGCGTTGGAGATCACCGGGGTGACATGCCAGCCGCAGTAGCGGCGGGCCGCAGTCAGCGCAGCGTCGAGCTGGCGGGCGGTCTCGGGGTCATCCCGGTCGAGGCGGCCTTTGGTGAACGCCTCGACCGCGATGACATCCAGGGTCATGACTCGGCGTCACCCTTAGCGGTGAACGCCGACTTGGCGGCCTCGGCGCGCTTGGTGGCCGGCTTGCGGGCCTTGTTCGCCGGGGTTTTCGCCTTGTGCTCCACCACCGGCTCGGCGGCGGCCGGGGTGGGCGCGGTGAGCAGGCCGCGGGCGGCGGCGTCAGCGTCGGAGAGCAGCAGGGTGGTGCGGTTGCCGTCGATCACCACGTCGTACCGTCGCACGGGTCCTCCAGGGGTTGGCGGCGTGACCGGCGACCCGTCAAGGCCGCCGGTCACGCCGATCAGTGCCATCAGGCGGTCAGGTCCAGCTGGCAGAACGCCGTCGGACGGGTGACACCGAAGGCCAGACGCTCCTCGGCGAGGATGGCGACCAGGTTGCGGATGAAGAAGTCCGCATGGCTGTCGGTCATCGTCACCGTGGTCTGCTCCCGATCCCACAGCACACCCTTGGCGAAGTCGCCGAGCAGGCCGGTGCCGGCCGCCTGGGACTCGCTCTCCACCACCGGAACGCCCCAGATGGTGCGCTGGCCGATGGACTGCGGGCCGCCGTAGTAGTAGCGGTTCTCGCCGTCCTTGGCCAGGTCGATGGCCTCGGCGTCAGCCGGGTTGAGCACCAGTGCGGTCGGGTTGACCCGGCCCACGGTGCGCAGCTTGGTGACACCCTTGCGGATCGTCTCGAACAGGTCGGTCGAGTACGCCTGGGTCTGAATACCCGAGGTGTTGTTGATGCCGGTGAAGTTTTCACCGGAGCCGTCGCCGTTGAGGATCTGACCCTCCTCGGCCTCGGCGACATCTTGGCGCAGCTCGTCGTTGATCAGACCTTCGAGCTGGGCCACATCGGCGAGGGCACGCTTGGTGACCGGCACCCACTCGGCGATGGTCTTGACCGTGGTGGTCACGACCTCGAAACTCCAGGAGCCTTCGGGCTTGTAGCCGCCGCCGGCCGCGTTGACCAGGCTTGCGCCGGCCGCCAGGGCGTCGCCGTCCAGGGCGGGCAGCGTCGGCGCCGCCGAGCTGGTCGCCTCGGCGACGACCGCCGCGGAGTTGGTGTGGCTGGTCTCCTTGACGTACTCCACCGCATCAGAAGCGGTGCGCCGGTTGGACACCAGGTTGCGGATCGTCAGCGCCTTGCGGCCCAGCATCTCCACGATGTCGGTGCGCTCGTTGACCACGAACGCGCCCGCGCTGGTGGAGCTGGCGCCGGTGAACAGGCTCTTGACGGCGATCGGGTTGGACTGCACCCGACCCTTGGCCGGGATGCGGCCATCCGGGTACTGGCCCAGCAGGGACTTAAACTCCGGGGACTCGACCACCGTCAGTCCGAGGCTGCGCATCCGCGCCTTGACCTCGGGCTGCTCGGCCACGCCGACGCTGTCGGCGAACTCGCGGGCCTGGGCGATGATCGCCTCATCGGCCTTGACCGCCTTGATGGCGTCCAGGGTCTCGCCGAGGGTCTTCATCGCCGGCTCGTAGATGGCCCGCTCGTCGTCGGTCATGTCCCGGTTCTCGTCGGCGGCCTTCTCGGCCACCTCGCGCGCCGCCTTCGATGCGGCGTCGGCGCGCTCCTTGAGCATCGTCAGACGATTACTCATTGCACTCTCCTATCTGAGTGTTTTAGGGGGTGGCGATCTCGGCCTGGATTTGGCCGTAGATCGCGTGGATGAGCGCCGAGCGGTCGACGGACGACGCCGTGATGGCCTCACGCGGCAGCTCCTCAGACCCGTCGGCTTTAACCTCCGGGTCGTCGTCCACCTGGCGAGACGGGCACGGCTCGCTGGCCTTCTGCTCGTCGGATGTGCCGTCGAGAGCCGTCAGCACCGCACCGAGAGACTCGTATGCGGTGCGGATCGCGTTCTCGTTCTTGGCCGACAGCACGCGGCCAGCTTTGATGTTCCCCGCCATCCGCTCGGCGAGGTCGGCGGCCTGCTTCACCGCCAGGATCTCGGTCTCCTGATTCGCCCCCACCGTCACCACCGACACCTCGTACAGCTTGAGGTCCCGCAGCTCGTACACGTCGTCCTCGTCATCACCTTTGACCATCGCCCCGTCGAGCACGTCGTAGGCGAAGCTCATCTGGTTGATGCGGCGGCCCTTGAGCATCCGGTAGGTCTGCTTGGCCTTCGGGTTCTCCAAGTCGAGCTGGGCGGTGACCTTCAGCCCGACCTCGTCCTCTTCGGCGGAGACGACGTGGCCGATGTTGTAGTCCGGGTCGCTCATGTTGTGCCCGAACAGCAGCGGGATGGGGTTGCCCGACTTCTCCCAGCGGGCCAGGTCGTTGGCGAACGCGCCCGGGGCGACCACATCGCCGTAGGAGTCGACGTTGCCGAACACGCTGGCGTAGGCGGTGAACTGGCCCTCGGCCAGCCCGTCGTCGGGTCCGGCCTTCAGGTCGATCGCGGGCTGGTTCTTGGTCAGCATCAGATCTCCTCGTGCTAGGCCGGCGGCTCGTCAGCCGGCGCGGCCGGGATGGGCTCGTCGTCACCGTTGGCGGTGACGTTGAGCGGTCGGATGAGGTCGTCCCCGCCGTCGACCGGCGG